CGTTTCCCAGATATACGTCTGATTTTGCCCATCTGTGATTCTCAGGCGCAGGCACCTCGATCCCTTTTTCTTTAACTCCGATAACTGCTTCGAGGACAGCTTTGAAATCGTCTCCTCCGTTGGAGGAGAAAGCGCCGGGGACGTTCTCCCAGACGCAGTATCGCGGGTATTGTCCATTTGTTGCATCCCTCATTTCTTTGATGATGCGAATCGCCTGAAAGAACAGGTTCGACCGATCACCGTCATGGATTCCGGCACGCTTGCCCGCAATGGACAGGTCCTGACACGGGCTGCCGAAGGTGATGATATCCACCGGCGGAAGCTCCGCACCGTTCAGCGTAGATACATCGCCGTAGTGCTTCACCTGTGGAAGCCGTCTGTGCGTGACAAGTACCGGAAAAGGTTCAATTTCGCTGCTCCACTTCGGCTCGATCCCTGCGAGGATGCCGCCAAGCGGAAAACCGCCGGAGCCGTCAAACAGGCTGCCGAGCGTCAGATGTTTTGTTTTCATTTATTCCTCCTGACTCAGACGTACTCGATGCGCCTGTCAGATTTTTGAAGCACGATAAAATACGCATGATACTTGCGGCTGTGCTTCTGATTCCGCTTTTGCCAGTCAGCTACCAGTCGGCTTTTCGCAAGCAGTACAAACAGGTCTTTCGGATAAAAGCCGATCTTCACCGCCTCGTTGATGATATACACATGGCTCAGATGCTGCCTGCCGCTGCTGACCTTGTCCTGACACTTGAAGATCAGGATGCCGTCCGGTTTCAGAACTCTGTATGCCTCGGAAAGCATATCCGAATAGCATCGGTGCAGGCTCTTTTCATCGGGATATACACCGAAACGCCTGTTGATAATGTTGCCATCAGTTCCGTTCAGCGATTTCCCTTTGGTCGCCAGAAACGGCGGATCGAGCATCATGCACGAAATACTACTGTCCGCAAGCGGAAGATGCCTTGCATCCGCCTGTACCACATCGCTCCGCTGCGGAGATATGTCAAATCGGTACTGTGGCAGAGCGATGTCCGTTCCGTTGTAGAAAGTCCCTGTGCTGAAGGTCGGATCGCAATCGATCTTTCCCTCCGGCACATGGAGCTTTAGAATGTTACGGATGATCTCGCCCTGATCGTAGCCGATGCTTTTTACAAGGTCAGGCATCGGTCGCATTCCTGCATATCACAAGGAAATCCTCTCTGATCTGTTCTCTGTAGGCTGCCGCCACCGCAGGAATCTCATGCGTATACACTGGTCTGCCGATAAAGCCGGAAAGGTAATCGTACAGATATTTCAGATCATCGCCTTTCAGCATCGAAATCTCTGTGTACGCGGTCACGACCGCACATTCATGCTTTGTCATCCAGCGCCTCCCCAAGCATCTGCTTACAGGCTTTCGTGTAAAAATCCCTGCTGACTTCAAAGCCGTAGCTGTGTCTGCCAAGTTCCCTCGCAGCGCGGAGCGTTGAGCCGGAACCGGCGCAGGGATCGATGACCACATCACCCTCATCGGTGAAAATACCGATCAGCCGCTTCAGCAGATTCACCGGCTTTTGGCTCGGATGTATCTTCGGGATATCCTTGCCGTCACGCACCCAATCGAAGTGGTCGAAGATCATGTGCCGTCTGCCGTTCGCATCGGTATTGCGGAACTTCGGAAGCTTGCCGCGATACAGTACAAGAGCATATTCGGTAGCACCCACGATCCTCATGTTTGCCTTCAGCACCTGCGGACTGTAATTCTTCATGAAGCACAAAAACTGATACTTCTTGAAGCCGTATTTCTCCGCCTGCCGGATGACCTCCGGTATCTGCTGAAAGGCACAGAACACGATCATACACGGAGCGTCCTTTTCACCTTTGGACGGCTCTTTTTTGAGCAGCCGGTTACAGAAAGCAAAGTATTCCGCAATGTTGAAGGTGTAGTCCGTGTGGAATGCCGCCTTGTGTGCTTTGCTGCTTTCGCCGTTCTGATTGTCACCGTCTACATACCAGTCGGGACGGCTGGCATAAAAATCGCCGCCGATGTTATACGGGATGTCTGCGATGACAAGCTGCGCCTTCGGGATGTTGTAGCCTTTGAAGTTTTGGAAATTATCATGCAGTAAAACGCATTTCACATCAGCCATCGACACCCTCCAGTCTCTTTTTCAGTGCCTTGCGGAATTCCTTTGTGCCGAGCTGATTGCCGTCCGTCTGCCATTCCAGCTCAAAATCAAAACGCGCCTCCAGTTTCCGGACTGACCAGCCGGGCTTGAAGGTGCGCCATGTCGCATCGTCCCACTCTCTGAGTTGTTTCCAAAGGTCGGGGAAATCGTAGTAAAGAACACGCAGCTCGTTCAGCGGCTGCAGCGGGCAGCACCAACAGGATACCCGTCCGAATTTCTCATACAGACCGCCCCAGTCATAGCCGCGTTCCCTGCAGTATTGCAGGCAGTCAGCTTCGGTCATGCCCCACTCCACAAGCGGCAGCCGGACATTCGGTCGGCAGTTGCATTTGTGCGTAATGCGTTCCGTTTCATCGGCGGCGATGCCGATGTACTCGATCACCGTGTACTTCTTTCGCAGTTCGCTGAGGAATTTCTCGCGGGGTACTGTTTTCAGAAGATTGGTACACCACCGCATCAGCGGTCCCGCCCAACTGTATCCGGTCTTGCCGCGCATTTCCGGCTTTTTCCGTTTGATTGGCTTATGGAGCATGAGATATTCAAAGGTATATTCGCTCTTGACAGTCGTAACCTTCATGCCGGTATCCTGCTCAACTTTGTGTACATGGTCATACAGTGCCGGGAATTCCAAACCGGTATCGCAGAACAGTACCACATCGACCTGCATACCCATTTCGAGCATTTTCAGGAGCATTGCAGTGCTGTCTTTTCCACCGCTGAAGGAGACCATATGGAGCAGAGGTTTCATCTCATCCATTCGCGTCACCGTCCTGCGGCATCGCTGCGACCGCTTCATCGAAGGAGAGCTTCTGACCGCCACGGATAACATATGCGACCTCGGCAGTCTGCTTTTCGTGACACCATGCGAGATACCGCTTGACGATGACATCCACAAATTTCGGATCAAGCTCAATGCCACGGCAGACACGGTCTGTCTCGCAGCAAGCGATCAGCGTGGAGCCGCTGCCGAGGAACGGATCGAGGACGATGCCGTTTGTCATGGTGCTGTTTTTGATCGGGTATGCCATCAGCGGGATCGGTTTTGTGGTCGGATGGTCGGGACTGCTCTTGGGCTTGTCGTATTCCCATACAGTCGTCTGCTTGCGGTCGGCGTACCACTGATGCTTGCCCTTCTGTTTCCAGCCGAACAGACACGGCTCGTGAATCCACTGGTACGGACTCCTGCCCAGCACCAGAGAATTCTTCTTCCAGATACAGCAGCCGGAAAGCTGGAATCCCGCCTCCTTGAATGCTCTGCGGAAGTTCAGCCCTTCGGTGTCGGCGTGCCATACATAGATGCTGCCGTCATCGGCAAGGTTGTCATACATACACTTATAAGCGGCAAGCAGGAAGTTATAGAAATCGCTGTCACTCATGTTATCGTTCATAATCTTGCCGGCGGTCTCCTCAACGTCCACATTATAAGGGGGATCGGTCAGGACGAGGTTTGCCTTCTGATCGTCCATCAGCTTTGTGTATGTCTCTGCGACTGTACTGTCGCCGCAGATGACTTTGTGCCTGCCGAGAATCCAGATGTCTCCCGGCTGTGAGAAGGTCGGCTTTTGCAGTTCTTCCTCCACATCGAAGCTGTCCTCTTTGACCTGCTTGTCGTGTACTTGATTGAAAAGCTGCTCGATCTCCGGCGGATCAAAGCCGGTCTTGCCGAGGTCGAAATCGCTGTTCTGGATATCTTCGAGCAGTTCTGCCAGAAGGCTCTCGTCCCATGCGCCGGTAATTTTGTTGAGCGCAATGTTCAGAGCCTTTTCACGCACCTTGTCGATGTCCACCACGGCGCAGGGTACCTCGGTGTATCCGAGCGCCATCGCTACGGTCAGTCTTTGGTGTCCGCCGATGATCGTCATATCGGCATTGACAACAAGCGGATCGGCAAAGCCGAATTCGTCGATGCTGTTTTTAATTTTCTCGTATTCCTTATCGCCGGGCTTCAGATTTTTACGGGGGTTATATTCCGCAGGCTTCAGTTCCGAGACAGGGATCATACGAAGTTCTGCTGTTTTCATCTCATCCCTCCACATAGTACAATTGCCGCAGCTTTGCGGCTCGCTTTAAGTTCTGCTCCTTCAGTGCAGCCATCTCACGGAGCGCCTGTTCACTCAGGGGCTTGATCTTGTGCTTTTCCGCAAGCGTTCTGTATCTGCGGATATCTTTGCGGAGGTCTGCATCTGTCACGGATATGAGATACGCCTTGCCGCAGTAGTCGCAGCGGAAGAAGCTGTATTCAATCTCACCCTCACGCTGTGTCAGCGTTTCAGGGACAAAAGCACATCCGCACTTATCACACCGCACTGCATTTTTCAGCACGATGCGAGGTTTGTTCTTCTTTGTTTTCCGGCTCATACGGCTCCTTTCCCGGTCATGATCTGCACAAGGAATGTGCGTTATCTGCGCCCGATGTTCTGTACATTTAGCCGCTTGCTATTACCCCGATAACGTGGTAATATGGGTACAACGGAACGAGGGGAAACCCCACCGAATACAGAACGCGGAGGACACAGCTATGAAGTACGAGGTTACCATCAACAACTACCAGAAGGGCGCGCAGCTCAAGACCGCCATGCCGGATCATGTGCTCCTGCTCGAAAAGATCGACCGGAATCACCATCGGGTGGTCTACGAGCTGGAGAACGAACGCCAGCGGCAGTTCATCGAGAAGGTGTATGCCCGGAAGCTCCGCCCCCTCGACTGAGGGCGGGTTGCCCGACCGCCTCGCCGCCGCGCAAGCGGAGGATGCGCTGATTCCGGCTGCCCCGGAAGGCAAGCGAGATGTCCTTCTGTTCCAGCAGGAACGGACCGTCTACAAGCACATCGACATAGCGGAGGATTTCCTCACCCCGAAGCATCTCGTAGGTGTATCCGGAGAACAACCAGATATCCTTCTCCGGCATCTCCCACCAGATCTTCTTCAGCAGCGGCAGCAGCACACACTCGTTCTCCTCCTCGCAGGGTTCGCCGCCGAGTATGGAAATGCCCTGAATCCAAGAAGGACGCAGGGCATTGATGATCTCTTTTTCGGTTTCGGAAGTGAACGGCTGACCGTAGTTGAAGTCCCATGTCTCCGGGTTATGACAACCCTTGCAGTGATTCCGGCATCCGCTGACGAACAGCGACACACGCACACCCTCGCCGTTGGCAATGTCATTCTTATTCAGACCGCAGTAGTTCACAGGTGCATCACCCGATCCTTGATCTCTGCCGTCCTGCCTTGATTCCAGAATTGCGTGCCGAGGTAGCCGCAGGTACGGCGGCAGACATTCAGCGTCCGCTGATCGCGGTTGCCGCAGTTCGGACATTCCCAGATCAGCTTGCCGTCTACTTCCACGATCCCGATCTCGCCGTCATAGCCGCAAGCCTGACAATAGTCGGATTTGGTATTCAGTTCGGCGTACAGGATCGTTTCATAAATGTGCCGCATCAGCGCAAGCACCGCAGGAATGTTGTTTTGAAGGTTCGGCACTTCCACATACGAAATCGCGCCGCCGGGAGAAAGCTCCTGAAATTCGGACTCAAAGGTCAGCTTGCTGAAGGCATCAATCGGCTCGGTCACATGGACATGATAAGAATTAGTGATATAGCTTTTATCCGTCACATGGGGAATGATGCCGTGTCTGCGCTGAAGGCACTGTGCAAATTTGTAGGTGACGGATTCCATCGGTGTACCGTACAGCGAAAAGCTGATGTTTGTTTCGGAGCGCCACTTGCTGCACTTGTCATTTAGGAATCGCATCACCGAAATGGCGAAGGCTTTTCCCGCCGGTTCTGTATGCGAACAGCCTGTCATGCGGTAGGTCATTTCTGCGATACCGGCATAGCCGAGCGAGATCGTGCTGTAATTGTTATACAGCAGGTCATCAATGACCTCGCCGTTCTTCAGTCTTGCCAGTGCGCCGTACTGCCAGAGGATCGGCGCAACATCGGACGGAGTTCCTTTCAATCGCTCATGCCTGCACATTAGCGCCTTGCGGCACAGTTCGCAGCGTTCATCAAGAAGCTGCCAGAACTTGTCAGTATCGCCGTCAGCGGAACACGCTACATCCACAAGATTGATGGTAACGACACCCTGATTGAAGCGACCGTAATACTTGTGGTCAGCGGAAGGTGTCAGGAAAGATCGGCAGCCCATGCAGGCATACACATCGCCTTTGAGCTGTTTCATGATCTTGGCAGAGATATAATCGGGAACCATGCGCTTTGCCGTACACTTGGCGGCAAGTTCGGTGAGGTAGTAATACTTGGAGCCGGGCTGAATATTGTCCTCATCGAGAACATAGATCAGCTTCGGGAATGCCGGTGTGATCCACACGCCCTTCTCGTTTTTTACGCCCTCGATACGCTGCAACAGCGTTTCCTCGATGATAAGCGCAAGGTCATCTCTGGTCTGTCCCTCCGGTACCTCGTCCAGATACATGAACACTGTCACAAACGGAGTCTGTCCGTTGGTGGTAAGCAGTGTATTGATCTGGTACTGGATGGTCTGTACGCCTCGCTTGACTTCCCGGCGCACACGCTTTTCAACGATATGGTCGAGTTCTTCCTCGGACAGCTTTGCACCGCAGTCGCAGTTCACATCCTCGAACACCTCGGCTCGTATCTTCTGGCGGCTGACATCCACAAAAGGTGCGAGGTGCGCCAACGACACTGTCTGTCCGCCGTACTGGTTCGATGCCACCTGTGCAATGATCTGCGTTGCGATGTTGCAGGCAGTCGAAAAGCTGTGCGGCTTCTCGATCATTGTACCGGATACCACAGTACCGTTCTGAAGCATATCTGCCAGATTCACCAGACAGCAATTGTGCATCGGCTCTGCGATGTAGTCGAGGTCATGCACATGAATGATGCCGTCATCATGGGCGGCGATCACATCCTCCGGAAACAGAAAGCGGCGGCAGATGTCTCTGCTGACTTCACCCGCCATATAGTCGCGGAGTGTGCTGTTGATGATTGGATTCTTGTTGGAATTCTCCTGCTTGGCTTCCTCGTTGTTGCGCTCCAGCAAACTGAGGATTTTGCCGTCCGTCGTATTTATCCGACGCTGCTGCTCATGACGCAGACGGTACTCGCTGTAGTGGCGTGCAAGTTTGTACGCTTCGGCCTTGTCCAGTTCATCGAGGACCATGTCCTGGACTTCTTCGACATGGACAGGTCTTGCAAGCGCCTCACACCGCTGCTCGACTCTGCCGACAATGAAGCCGATAGCCGTATCAGATATCTTCTCCGACACCTCATCATTTGCCGCTGATATTGCGGCTCTTATCTTTTCGCAGTTATACGGCACTTCCGCACCGTTGCGTTTTATAATTCTCATGCTGTATCCATCAGCTCCTTTTCGGACTCTGCCAGAAGTGTGGCACAGTCTTTTTCGTGATATCTCCGGCACTGCCGGTTCAGTATTTCATACACACATTCCTTTTCGGATTCCGTCAGGTCAATTGTATACATATCCTCATTGTCATCCGAATCCGAATTAACGACCACAAAGCTGATGCTGCTGTCAAGCTGGCACCGCTGATGGTCGCCGGGAAGTTTTGATATCCCGACATAGAAATCATACCAGCCGTCATTGTCAACATCGTCTGTTCTGCTGTCTCGCGGATGCATCGGGAGGTAGCCTTTCTCCATACGGATTCTGTCAGCGACCTCAACAAGTGCATCCGTTGCCGCAAGCTGAAACTCGACAGTCGGAAAGCGGCAGGGATAGGTGTCATAGATCTGGTCGCTGCCGTACATGACCTCCGCACCGCTGTCAAGCTGAATGGCATCAGTGATGAACTTTTCAGTCAGCGTCATGACTTGCCCTCCTGCTTTCCGAGGTACTCAATGTAGCGGTTGATATACCAGATCGCTTTGCGGAGGTCTTCGGAGGTCTTGCTCTTATCTTTCCGCCCTGCGCGGCAGATGTATTTTATCGCGTTCGCCAGATGGAACGGGAAGTTCCACGATTCCAGAAAGTCGATGACCTCGATGCCGCCAGCAGTGTAATGTGACGGATGATTCACGGGATCGTTCTGCACCACAGACTGATTATTGTTTTCTGTCATGACGTTTTCTCCTCTCTTCCTGAATCGGACACCAGCCATCGTAGAAACAATGCTTGCAGTCCGTGTAGTGGCATTTGCCGTCATGATTCAGAATGCTGTGAATCCAGACCGCCTGAAAAACGATCATAAACAACATCAGAATCCAGTTCAGAATCGCTAAGACCATGTTCATACCTCCGTATCTTTTCTCATAATGCAGTATCTCGTGCGGCAGCTACCAGAACAGAAACGTCTGCGTCTGCCGCGCCGCGGCTGTTTCAGCTTTATGCCGCAGAAGGCGCAGCGGTTATTCTCTCGGCACCAGACATCGTGGTTTAGCCTGACAAGACCAGCATCTCCGGCAAGCCCATGCGACTTGCAGTAGAGCTGTACCAAATGCTCGTCCAGATTCAGTGTCTTGCCGATGACGTGATATCCGATGCCCTGCATCCGCATACTGAGGATCTGCTGCTTTTGTGTGTCGGTCATATCCTCACATCCTCAAAATGGCTTTACTACGCACCTTTTCGGTATCCACACGGGCTGCGCCCAGTGAAAAACGGCGGAAGCATAAAAACGCTGAAAATGATGTTTTTCGCTTGTTTTTTGCGTGAAAAATCGTCGTTTTTCACCGTTTTCATTAACGAAATAGCGCAGTGCCGCTTTGAAAGGAGAAGATGTAGTATGCCATCTGAAATATCGCATAGAATCAAGATTTTCCGTTGCCGCCGTTTCCGTTGGCGGCTCTATTTTTTTCAACTGTCAGGGTCCCAGACGGGCGGGGGGCCTTCAATTTCGCGTTTTTTAACACGAGAGGGGCCGACGGTCTTGTGCTGCCCTCATTTTAGAGATTTCGACCCGCCCCGGGGCAGCCCCAGCCCCCAGCCCCCGCCCCATAGGTACACCCCTGAGCCAAGTCTGAATCGCAGAGTAGGTCGGTGAGCCGCATTCAGTACTTGTACTCAGGGGTGTGATCTTCGTTTCGGGTCTTGATGCTGTGGTGACGGTGGCAAAGGCTCTGCCAGTTGCTTTGATCCCAGAAGAGAACGCTGTCTCCTCGGTGCGGCTTGATGTGATCCACATCAGTCGCCTTGACGTAGCGTCCCTGCTTCAAGCACTCCACACACAGCGGATGGGTCTCAAGGTAACGCTTGCGGGCTTTGTTCCACGCTGTGCCGTAGCCTCGGCTGCCTGCGGAACGTGTATCCTCCGGATGAAGGGAACGATGCTTGTCACAGTACTTCGTACCATAAGGAACGAGCGCCGCACAGCCGGGATGCCGGCATGGAGTATTTGGTCTCTTAGGCATTGGCTTCACCTCCGCTTGCCAGCTCTTGTAAAAGAGCCTCTACTATATACCGTTTCAGGGGGGCAAAATGGCGGGGTGGTTTGGAAATTTTTTTCAAAAACCTCAAAATTTTTCAGTACTCCCACGGAAGCCCCTGCTTTCCGAAGTGTCCGTAGGCGGAAACCTTGTTATAATCTACATCCAGCAGACCAAGGCTCTCGATGATGCCCCTCGGCGTAAGGTCGTAGTTTTCACGGACATACTGGTTGATAAACTCAGCGTCCTGATGCTCCGTACCGAAGGTCTCCACATAGACCGACACGGGCTCTGCCACACCGATGGCGTATGAAATCTGCACCTCTGCCTTGTCTGCGTATCCGGCACTGACGATGTCCCTTGCGATCTTGCGGGCGGCATACGCACCGCTGCGGTCGACCTTGGACGGATCCTTGCCGGACATTGCACCGCCGCCGATGTGTCCGATGCCGCCGTAGGTGTCGCAGGCGAGCTTGCGCCCGGTCACACCGCAGTCAGCAAAAGAGCTGCCGAGGACAAAACGGCCGGTCGGATTCACGAGCTTTGTGAAGTCGGTGTTCAGCCCGTATTCAGTGGCAGTTCGGATCATGATGCTCTCGATGATCTCACGGAAGTCATCAACCTCAACATCACGGAGATGCTGTACCGAACAGAGGAAGGTCGTGATCCTGCCGGTATCATAATCAAAGCTGACCTGCGCCTTGGCATCGGCTTTGAGCATACGACAGGGGTAGGCTTTCAGCAGTTCCAGAGATCTGGTCGCCAGCGCGAAGGGGATCGGGAGCAGTTCCGGCGTTTCGTTGGTCGCATAACCGTACATCATACCCTGATCTCCTGCACCGCCGGTATTCACACCGAGAGCAATATCGTTGCTCTGGTGATCGATCAGAATGGCGATGTCAAGATCATCTGCTGTGAAGTCCAGCTTATAGTCAAGTCCTGCATCTGCGCTCTCTGCACCGCCGTTGTTGATGCAGTCAAACACCTGCTGCACAAGTGCCTTATAATCCGGCTCATGTGTGCTTATCAGTTCACCGGCGATCACAAGGCAGCGGTTCTTGAAAAGGCACTCGATTGCAACACGGCTACTACGGTCATGGCGAAGGCAGTCGGTCACAATGGCATCTGCGATCTGGTCACAGATCTTGTCGGGGTGTCCAGCGGATACCTGTTCACTTGTAATGATTCTCATATTCTTGTTCCTCCTGAATGATTGATCGTTGGATTTTGACCTTGCCACGCTTTGTCGCTTACACACTCTTTGTCAGTGACAGCATCGGGCAAGGTTCAAAACATGATTTTTCCCTATTCTTCTTATCTTTTCTATTATTTTTATTTATTTGGGGCAAGTAGGGGCAAGTAAAAATAGTAATATATATAAGAGAAGTAATAATAATAACCACCGAAAAAACTTGCCCCACGCTGCCCCAACTGCGGAAAACAGCGTAAATACGGAGAAAAGTCTGCGTTCACTCTAAAGCTGCAAACTCCTCCGGCTCGTCAGCTTCGCCGTTTTCATGATCCAGGAAACGACAGCCCACAAGCATCGTTGTTTTCTGCGCACCCTTTGTATCGTTCGGGCGCTTGCGGATAATCGGGAAAAAACGCTGGATCGCGTTATTGAAGTTGGTGCTGTTCTCCTTGCGGTAGCCATACTTATCGCACCATTCACCGTACAGCTTATATGCCGCAGAGGTTCGGACTTCAAATGCTTCGCCTTCTTCGAGCCACGCATCCACAAACTGCCCGATGCGGTCAGACTCCTCCTGATACTCCTTGGTTGCCTGAGATACAGCAGCCGGATCTTCCAGACCTTCGGAACGGAACCGCTTATATCCCTCATAGCACCAGTTGAAGATGGCAGAGAGACAGACATCCGTACTGAAAAACGCCTTCAATCCCTTGTCCTGCTCATGTTCCTCGAAATGACGTTTGAATGGGATGAGCTTTAGACGATTGGAATAAAACAGCGTCATATCGGACACGGACGGTTTGTAATTCGTATTGATGAAGATCTTGAAATTCGGTCGGAAGTCAAAAGAATTCTCGTGCAGGAAGCGGGCATTCAGTGTATCGTTACCTGTCATTCTCTTGACAAGTGCTGCATTGAAGGTGATCTTCTTCTCCGGCTCGGAGATATTGACAAAACGGACACCCGCAAGGCGAGCAATCTCCTCAGACGGTCCGGACGCATTGGTGTTGCCGAATTTTGTAGACAGCATTTCCGGATTGGAGGTCTTGCCGTAATCACCCATAATTTTGAGAAAGGTCTCCATTGTGGTACCTTTACCGTTTCGGGAGGTAGCACCGTAGAGGATGAACAGGCATTCAAGCGATGTGTCGCCTGTGAGAGCATAGCCGAGAGCCTTCTGCAAGTATAATGCGAGGTCAGCATCGTTACACATAACTTCGGAAATGAACTGCTCCCATCTCGGACAGGTGGCATTCGGATCATAAGTGACGCCGGACATCATGGTGAGAAAGTCTGCCGGATCGTGCGGACGGAATTCACCTGTGGTGAGGTTCAGTGTACCGTTCTGACAGTTGAACAGATCAGTATTGCGGTCAAAGATAGCGTGCGGCACAGGATACACGGATTTCGCATCTTCAATCATGGTGCGGCGGTTCTTCCGCATCTGCAGCTTTTGAACACGCTTGATGTAACGGTTGCGGGTGTCCTCATCCTTGATCTGAAGGGCAAAGGTATACAGCCTGTCTGCCAGACGCTTTGCAAGCTCCGCCACAGCAAGCGCGTTCTCATCCGGCTGCCACACCTTTCCGTCAAAGACATACCAGATGCCGCGTTCACGGTCGAAACGAGCGATGGGCTTATAATAATCTGCAAAAGCATAGCCGATGCCGATCTCGTCACGCTGATAGCGGGGATTCGTGTGCGGCTGCATTTCTTCCAATGTCAGAGAAACATGGGTGAGATCCGGCTCAAACATAAGCTGCTCATTTTCCGCATCGCCCTCGATATCGTCAAAGTCATCCTCTGCCGTAGAATCTGCAATTGGTGTATAGACAGCGGAATTGGTAGCGACAGCATTGCGAATAGTGATCTGTCCGTAGGTCGCATCACCGGTCTTGCGATCCCACTTATCACGCATAAGTCCAGAGGTGCGGAAGATACGGTCGATCTGCTCCTCCACATTGCCGCACCAGAAGCAGAGCATGGACACGAATGCCATATCTGCATCGGACTGCGAATCATAGCCTTCCTCCCAGTTGCCCTCGTAAAGCGCTTTGAACTTGTCGCCGGATTCAGATGCCAGTGCATGAGCGATCACGCCATCGTCATCCAGATAAGACGATGCTTCAATGGTTTTTGCAGACATACGAGTGCTGCGCTTCATGAAGGTGTCAAGCAGATTGCGGAGCGCATCATCGTCACGCTCCACTGTGCCGGGGCGGAACATATCGCCCGTAACGGTTACAAAGCGGTTGGTCGTTCCCGGCAGATAGACCTCCAGTCCGTGCTTGCGATTGTTGATGTAGTACACGGTCTTATCGTAGGCGAAATCAGGGCTGAGTTTGAAGAAGCCTCGCAGTCCGGTACCGGAGGGAGAGCGTTCAAAGTAAGCAGTTGAGAAGATACCGAGAATGGATGCAGCCACATCATTCAGGCTTCCGTCTTCACGGATACAGTGGTCAATATCAATGGCACCGATACCCTCGCTGACACGGTAGCCGATGCCGTCCCATCCGCCGATGGCGTACGCCTTCATTGCGGTCTTGAAGTCAGTGAAGGTAGACGGATCGTTGGTTCTCGCCATTGCGCCAGTGCGTGGATTATACGGCACTTTGGTGGGGCGACCGCTGCGCTTCTCCATCTTCCATACACAGAACGATGCAGACTGTTTCAGCACATCGGGGATATTCACGAAATTTACAGACATTCAGGTTCGCTCCTTTCCATAATTTTTTCCAGCGCAAACTGTGACAGCACCGCATTCTCGATGCGGTTCATCGCTTCATCATCGGAAATATGCCCTGCATAGGTTCTCAGTGCATACTTACTGATGGTGGTAAGCTGCTCTGCCAACACCATTGACGGTGCGAGAAGCTGACTGCCGCCGGTGACGCTGTGCGGATCAAGCTGTGTATGACAGGGCAGCTCCGGCTTCTTCAGATGCTTGGTCATCGGAAGCACATTGACGGTGTCAGCGTGAGCGTTGCCGATGTTGTTGGAGATAATAACAACGGGGCGTGTGCCGGACTGCACACTGGAATTGGGATGTGCGCCGAGGTTGGCAAACCAGACGTCTCCGCGCTGCGGCGTGCGGTCTGGGAGAACATATCCCGTGCGCTGCACTGGTGCAGAGATATACTTCCTCGGATCAAAGCCGAGCCCTCTGTGGTATTCGATTTTCATACGGTTATTCTTTCGAGCCATATAATTTTCACCTCCACATTGTCATTTTTCACAATCACGAATCTGCGATATTTTTGTGAAAAAGTTGCTTTGAAAAAATTTCGGTTTTTTGCTATAATAGAAATACAGCGAAAGCTGAATAAATACGGAGTGAGTGTGCAGTTATGAAAAGGATTCAGGCGGCCTGCATCCTGCAGACACTCAGATTTCAGCAGAAGGAAGACAGCGGTCTTTCCGTTGAAGCTATGCTGAAGCTGAATCGTTCTGAGGTGCAGAAATACAAGGCGCAGTTAGACAAGAACAAGACAAGATATAAGATCGATGAGGAAAGCGAACAGCCGGACGGCGCGATCATTGTTCGTATCCGCAAGGAATACAACAACGGTGCCGCTGTCGGCGAATACTTCGACTAATCGATATCACCCGGAGAGCAGTCCACAGTGGCTGCTCTCTTTTTCGTTACCGATTTGTCGCCGCTTTGCCGTCTTTCTGTCGTCAATAAAGGGCAGATCATACGGACTGTATATTGGTTACAATCTTGCTTTGACCGCTGCGATCAGCTTCTCCTGCGTCACATCCTTTGAAGCAAGTGCTTTGAGTACATCCTCGTCCACAGTGTCTTTTGTTACGATGTGGTGGATCGTGACAGTGTTCTGCTGTCCCTGCCGCCAGAGTCTTGCGTTGGTCTGCTGATAAAGCTCCAGACTCCACGTCAGTCCGAACCAGATCAGGATATGACCGCCGGACTGAATATTGAGTCCATGTCCTGCCGATGCAGGGTGTATCAGAGCAACAGCAATCTTTCCGGCGTTCCAGTCTGTAATATCGTCGGAATCCTTAATATCCCTCGGAGCATAACCACAGGCGGTCAGATGCTCTATAATTCGGGTGCGGTCATGCTTGAACCAGTAACCGATCAGCACAGGCTGTCCATTTGCTGCTTCGATCAGATCTTCCAGCATTTCCAGCTTTCGACTGTGAATGGTGCGCGCTTCCTTATTTTCGTCATAGACAGCACCGTTCGCCATTTGCAGGAGCTTATTACTGAGACTCGCAGCGTTGGCAGCATCAATATCGCCGTCCTCAAGTGGAATAATAAGGTCGTGCTTCATTTGATCGTAGAGCTTTCGCTCCGCCGCATTCATCTCGACCTCATGATTGACATACACGCACTCCGGCATATCCAGATAATCCAGTGCTTTCATGGATATTGTAATATCAGAAATTTTCTGATATATCTGTTCTTCTGCTCCGGGACGGGGTGTATACGAGAACACCACACCCGTACTCGGATTCATGCTGCCGGGTTTGAAGTAGCTTTCACGAAAGCGCCCGATGAATCGTCCGAGCCTTTCGCCGCCGTCAAGGATACCGATTTCCGCCCA